TTATTTGTGCGCGCCCTGGTCAAGCATCGCGCTGACATCGGAGACGGTGAAGGAGCCCGGCTTCTGACGCGGCGGGAATTCTTTAAACGTCGCCAGCATATCTTTTGCCGACTTCTGCGCGCCGCCCAGCAGGAACAGACGATCGTAGAACCAGGTGTCGTAGCCCATGCCGTCGGAACCTTTCTCCAGCGGATCGACTTTCAGATCGAAGATCAGCGGGGTACGCAGTTTGGTGAACGGATAGCGCCACAGATCGAGACCAGTGTGTTCCTGGATCATAAAGTGGATCTTCCAGCGGCCCTGACGCATCGCCAGCAGATCGCCGTCATCGCTCCAGTAGAAGAATTCGTTACGCTGGTCTTTCCCTTTGCCCTGCAGGAAGTCGAGCTGGTTATAGCCATCAAGGTGAACCTTGTAGGTGATGGACGGCGTTTTATAACCTTTCAGCATCTCTTGCTTGATGTTGCTGTCGCCGGCAGCGGCAACCAGCGTCGGGAACCAGTCGTAGCTGGCGAACATATCGTTCACCACGGTGCCCGGTTTGATGTGGCCCGGCCATTTGATCATCGCCGGTACGCGGAAGCCGCCTTCCCAGCCGGTGTTTTTCTCACCGCGGAACGGGGTTTCGCCTGCGTCTGGCCAGGTGGCGGTCATCGGGCCGTTATCGGTGGTGTAGATAACGATGGTGTTATCTTCGATGCCGAGATCTTTAATTTTCTGCAGCACCTGGCCGACGATTTTATCGTGCTCAACCATGCCATCGGCATAGGTTCCCAGCCCGGTGACGCCAACGCTGTCGTCTTTGAGGTGGGTTTTATTGTGCATACGGGTGGTGTTGAACCAGGTAAAGAATGGTTTACCGGCTTTCACCTGGCGCGCCATAAAGTCGTTGTTGGCGGCCAGGGTTTCTTCATCCACGGTGCCCATACGCTTCACGGTCAGCGGACCGGTATCTTCAATCTTGCCGTCAGCGGTACTCTTGATCACGCCGCGCGGGCCAAACTGTTTGCGGAAGTTGGGATCTTTCGGGTAATCCGGATTTTCCGGCTCTTCTTCGGCATTCAGGTGATAGAGATTGCCAAGGAACTCATCGAAACCATGTGCAGTCGGCAGGAATTCATCGCGATCGCCAAGGTGGTTTTTACCAAACTGCCCGGTGGCGTAACCCAGTTGTTTGAGGACGTTGGCGATGGTCGGATCTTCTTTCTGCAGACCCTGCGGCGCTCCCGGCATCCCGACTTTACTCATCCCGGTACGGAACGGCATCTGGCCGGTAATGAAGGCGGAACGACCCGCGGTGGAGCTCTGCTCGGCGTAGTAGGAGGTAAACTTCGCGCCCTGGGCGGCGATGCTGTCGATGTTTGGCGTCTGGTAGCCCATCAGACCCTGATTGTAGGTGCTCAGGTTCAGGTAGCCGATATCATCGCCAAAGATAACTACGATGTTAGGCTTTTTAGCATCCTGCTTCGGCGCTGCGGCGTCGGCTGCGTGAGCAACGGTCACCGCGCCGGAAGCTAATGTCAGCATACTGGCCAACATTGTTCTCTTAAAGGGAATATTTTTAAACATAGCTCGCTATCCTTTTATTTTTCCGGGTTTTTAAATGATCTGGAAAAATAGGTTGTTAACGAAGCGTCTAATTTATTTTTAAATTAGCAAGGATGTTTTCGGTTAAAAATAAATTAGACGCTTCAATGGGCAAGAAAACGTTAAACGGTTCTCGTCGGTGTTGGTATTTTATTTAGACGTATCGGTCGATACGAGAGTGGAGTCTCTAAACGGACTGAAATAAATGGCAGGATGAACTAAAAATGCTATCTTTAATTGACAGGGTTAACTTTGCCAGATTATTTTTATGCATATTTAAATAAATAGGCATTAATGAGGCAACATGAAAACGACTTATTCCGATGTTATTGATCAATATAACCATGTTGTCGCCAGCGATCTTGAGTTGATTCAACCGCTGATCTCGGCAAATCAGCCACGAATCATCAAAGATAACGGTGTGTTTAAAATAGAACCCGGCGAAGTGGTTATTGTTGTTGAAGGCATTATTGCGATAGAGGTGGAATACAACGCGGGCTTTGGTTCCGCGAGTAAACGCGGCGCGCGGAGTAAAACGCTGGACATGCTGCAGATCGGTAAGGGGATCCGCGGTATGATCTTTGGCATTATTGAAAGCTATGGTCCAGCGTTATCGCTAAAATATACGGCGAAGAAAAATGTCAAAATAGTGACCTGCGGTAAGGAAGCGTTTGAACACTATTTTATTCAACGCGATCGGTTTGCTTATCTGATGGAAATCATGGCATTTCAGCTATCGCTGATTATTGATGCGCATCACGAAAAGAATTTACCTTCACGCTATGATACGATTAAATCAATGATCTACCGTTACAAAAAACAGCAGGATGCGGGAGTATTACATGATAGAAGCCTGGCTAGCTTTATTCTGAAAAGAACCAAAATGTCGCGTAGCTACCTTTTCAAAATTCTTGCTGAGCTTAAAGAAGGGGGATATATCAAAATGGAGAACGGTGAACTGATCGATATTGCGCACGAACTGCCGGAGAAATTTTAACCTCCTGTGACTGGGCGCGAACGTCATTTCAGTGGCGCAGAGGCCGTCTAACAGATCCTGGGATTACTTTACTCTTTATTACGCTTGCCCGCTGGGCGACGAATCATGTTTGCCGAAGCCAGTTGCCGTGCGGAATCTAGCCCGTCGTGTTTCTCTTACCGCGATGAGAATGGGGAGATAGTTGCTCTACAATGACCGTTTGTAGGTTTGATTTTATTTGTGGTTATATCTAAAATGCAGTTAATTATTCTGTCATAAATTCATCCTGCTAGTGAAATAAACCATTGTTTTTTCGTTTTAAGGGATACGATTTTGCTGAGAAGGGAGGCTTCTTTGTGTTCAATGGTGCAGCGCGCTCTGACGTAAACAATTTCGTTAATATAGAAAAGGGAAGGCGCGGTAGAAAGAGTCAGCTGTTTATCTCTTTCTCCAAAAATGGGGGGCATGTCAGGATCGCAGCTTTCATTGCTCGTCACGGAGAACATGTTGATATTCAAATAGATTATTCCACCAGAACCATCAGGGTTAAGAAGGTGGAACATCACGGCGTGCGTATTAACGTCGGCGGCGTCTTTACTCGTAAGGTACTGGTGAAGCAGTTTCTGTTTGGCGAGAAGAAGACCATCCGTGTCGATCTCACCCAACAGGACGATGGCTGGTTTTATGGCGACTTGCCGGTAGAGTTCACGGCCAATTGCGCATAGTGCGTTATTGCCTGAATTAGCCATTATCCAGTTATGTTGATACAGAGATAGTGGATAATGGCTTTTTTATATCAATGAGATATAAATACGAGTCATTATAGTTTCGTATTAAAAATTTATTTTTAAGTAAATAAGTACCATTAAATCCTATTAAATAATAGTTATTTCCAATGATATCTTTGCAATAATTAAGGGAAAATAGAGACTCAAAAAAGGAAACGATAATTAATGGAACATTTACTCAGACATTGTGAACAGGTTGCCGTTGGCCCCTATAGCCGCGATGCCCGGGCGCTGGCGCATGAAGTGATCGATACCATTTCGGCGGGCGTTCCGCCGGAGCAACTGATTCTCCCCTGGATGTCGGTTAAAGAGGGGCTGCCCGACGCCAATAGCGGGCGCTACGTGTGCGCTTATACACCCGCGAAATCTCAGGACCGCCGCTATCAGCTGGTCTCCGCTGCCATGTTCCGCACCGTTTGTCGGGACGCCACCCACTGGTTTTATATGTGGGAAGCGCTGTGATGGTGGGGGTGTGGGGGGATTTGTAGTGGTTTATGCTTCAATGCATAGATTATTTTACTAGTACAGTGAATCAAACTTTAACAACGTCAATATAAAAATATTTGGTAGTTAAATCATTCGCACCGCTAAATCCTTATATAATAAATATACTATTGAGATAGTCGTTAGGGAGCAGGATTGGACTGTGGTTTTTTTTTATACAAGTTGTTGAGGGGAAGCATGATCGAAATAATAAGTGATAAGAAAATATTAAGAATCTCCGCATTTGAAAGAGAAAATACACCTAATGCACCTGCTTATGATTGGATAAAAACCTACGTCGAATATCACCTCCCTGAATTGAATGTACAATATCAAGCTTCTTTCAACGTTGGTGAACTTTCCGAACTGAAAGATAAACTTATCGCGTTACATACCCACTTAATAAATGAAAATGCCCATACCGATGTTATTTTTGAAAGCACCGAAAATCAGCTAAATCTGGTATTTACACCATCATCTTTTGGCCATGGAGCACTTATGTCGTTAACGTTGAGGCCAGAAAACCCGGCTGAAAGCGTAGTGATCAGTGATTGTTTGGGGCTTGATGAAAGCTATTTTCCCGCGCTCATTGCTGGTCTGGAAGAGATCATCAATTTACAAAGATGATGCATTAGAGTATTGATAAGTCAGATATTTAATTAGAAGCCGCCAGGATGCTACTCTATGAAATCTGCTCTTGCTAATCTATGCCAATCCATCGGGATTCAGTCCGCGAGTCTGCTGGAAGCTATCACAACCTGCCTTTGTTCTATCGCCGCGCTGGGTAGCCTTTTTGTGCTTGAAGGCTGGGGCATGAAGATGGTTGGCTTTGTCGGGTTTATGGCGCTGGCTTACGTGGTAGCCTGGATAGTGGATATAGTAAAAGGCGAAAAGTAGAGCCAATCATTTTGATTCATTACTCAGATTCTTGAGATTTGGACGGATTGGACTTATCACTATCAGAGGATCTTTTTTGCCGGAGGGTGTGAGCACATGTAAGAGGGGCTGCCAGATAAAAAATCAGCCATTTGTGCATAGCTCACATTTGAACAATTAAATGGATAAACCTTTTGATACTTAAGCAAAATATAGTCCATATTATAGCCTTGTACCGAACGTGGATATTTTAAGGATAAGAATATGTCAGCAGTAATTGATAAAGCACTGGATTTTATTAATGGCATGAACACGTCATCTTCAGCACCGCACACCATGGATGAAAGTACGGCTAAAGGCATTTTCAAGTATCTTAACGAGTTAGGCGCACCGGCCAGCGCAGCTGATGTATATGCCCGGGGCACTCAAGAGGGCTGGGATCCTGAATTTACTAAAACGTTAGCGGGATGGGCGGAACGAATTGAGTCCGGCGAGCGTATAGTTATTAAGAATCCTGAGTACTTTTCTTCATACATGCGCGAGGAGCTGCGGGCGCTGGTATAAGGCAGTTCTGCTCAATTTGAGCATCAGCTTTACAGGCGCGTTTGTACTCCGCAGTACTTGCATGCCGTTTCCTGTCGGTATCCTGGAAAAGACTAAGGGCTTACGAGTAATCGTAAGCCATTGATATTTGGTGGCCCCTGTTGGGCTTGAACCAACGACCAAGCGATTATGAGTTCCTGTCATAACAACAGAAAATCAATTATTTATGTTTAAAAACAATTTGTTATGTAGTCATGGATTATCACTGATTGTTTTGATTCTTCATTTCAATCGCCATTTTATCGACACTCATTTACAGCGAAGCTTAACCTTCTAAGATTAAGGAAGACTTTTAAGCGCAGACATCCTGTATCCCACTGTTGACCAAGCAATTTAGATCAACGATTATGTAAACTTAAGTTGCTATATACAAGCTAGGGGACATGATGGTTAACGATGGATCAAATTCTTTTGATGCTGCAGCGAATTCGCTAGCGAAAGCAATTGAGCGCTTCGGACAACCCAGTAATAAGAATAACAGAACAGGGGCATTTGTGCCGCCGCCAATTCCTTCGCCCCCACCATTACCTGTTCCTCCCCCTCTAGTTATGCGTGAGGCAGAAAGCTTGTGGTTCAATCAGAAAGACATTGTTTTGGATGGTTGGCGCTTTACATCTTGTCGATTTGATAAGTGCCGTCTTATCCTTAATTCTCAACATTTTGAACTCTTGAATTGTTTTATTGATTCTGAAACATCTATTTATTATAAAAATAATACTTTAAGCATCATTCAGCTGTTCAATAGCAGATTTGGGGTACATCCATTTGTTCCACCAGAGTTTAATGCAATTAAGAATAACGATGGAACAATCAGCATAGTGAGATAAAAATGGCCCCTAAAAATGATGCTACAGTGCCATTTAGCGCGAATGCTGCTGTAAATGTAGATGCTAAAAAAAGCCAGTCAGTGATAGTTATTCTCGGTATCATTACAGGAATTTTATGTGTGATTGGTAGTTTTTTGATTTATGTGGATAAGTCTTTGTTTTGGGTTCCGTTTCTAGCGGCGGCAGTCTCATTGTTTGCATGTGTTTGTCTTGCCCTTTTAACGCACAGAAATACCGATCTTGCGGGAGCCCATCCCACAGTGATTGAAGTCACTGGTGCCGGTGTATTTAAGTTTGTGACAGACCCGAGAGTTGAGGTTGCTTCAAAAAGCATAGCGCCATTAGTAACAATTTTGGCAAACATGCACTCCCTCCCACAAGCTAGTGGATTACTGGACGAGAATCTAAATCCAATACCAAATACAGAAGCCGAGGCAGTTGCTAAAGTTGAGATAATTAATACCGCAGCACAGGAGGCATGCGCGGATGCTCTGAGCAGTCTGAGTCCACTTCCAACCCCTGAACATATTGCTGTACCTTTCGCCGATATTCAGGAAAGTGAAATTAGCTTGCTAACACCCCAAAAATTCACTCCTTCGTAATCATCAAGGTAAGGTTTCTTTTCTTGATTGGTTTTTAGGGAAGAGTGTCTGCTAGAGGGTTTAGTTTCACTGTATCCTCTAAATGGTTAGGGGCAAAGTGCGCATAGCGCATCGTCATCTTAATGTCAGTATGTCCAAGCACACATGTAGTGTAAGCACACCTGTTTTAGTTCTACGCACTTTTTGAGAGTTCCGTTTTTCTGACCCTGGCCCAAAATCAGTGCAGTGCTAAATCAGAGATCTTCGTCTTTCTGGAGACTTCGGATAAATTCAGCCGGAGTCATGTCATTTAGTGATGAATGCGTCCTCTCATGATTATATTCCCTGCGCCACTTGTCGAGTTTGTCCTGCGCATCTTCCAGTGACAGGAACCAGTGAATGTTCAGACATTCGTCCCGCAGGCTGCCGTTAAATGACTCAATAAACGGGTTATCGGTCGGTTTCCCGGGACGGGAGAAGTCTATCGTGACACCGTGCTCATACGCCCATTTATCCAGACTTTTCGAGATGAACTCGCTGCCGTTATCCGTCTGGATACGTACCGGCAGGCGTTTATCCAGCACCCGTAATGCTTCCACTATGCTGACCACATCCTCGCCTTTCAGCGATTTTCCGGCATGGATCGCCAGACACTCCCGACTAAAATTATCCACTACAGTCAGCGCCCGAAAACGCCGCCCGTTAAACAGACTATCCGACACGAAATCCATACTCCAGCACTGCTCGATATGCGTCAGGGCCGGGCGCTGCTGGCGGCGTGCGGCACTGACATGCCTGCGGGGGCGCTTTCTGCGCAAATTCAGGCCTTCCAGACAATAAATCCGGTGTGTTTTCTTGTGGTTAATCTGCCAGCCTTCCCGCCGCAACTGGATATGAATACGCGGGCAACCGTACCGTATCCGGGTTTCCGCTATTTCCCGGATACGCAGGGTTATCGCCCGATCGTCACGCCGGCTCTGCCAGTGGTAGACAGTTCTGCTCTGCATCAGCAACCCGCATCCCCGGCGGACACTGATACGATAGGCCTCCTGCAGAAAATGCACCGCCTGGCGCTTCTGAGCCGGCCTCAGAACTTTTGTTTCAGTACCTCCTGCAGCATCTCTTTGTCCAGACTCAGGTCTGCCACCAGTTTCTTCAGCCGCTGATTTTCATCCTCCAGTTGCCGCAGACGGCGCAGTTCCGTTACGCCCAGACCGGCGAATTTCTTCTTCCAGTTGTAAAACGTGGCCTCAGAAATGCCCATCTTTCTGCAGACTTCCTCGACGCGGGTGCCGGTTTCGGCCTGTTTCAGCGCAAACGCGATCTGTTCTTCGGTATAACGGGTCTTTTTCATGGCGATGTGCCTCTCTTTGAGATGGAAGAAAGACCGGAGACTTCAGTTTAGCCTGGTACTGTTTTCAGGGAGGAGATCATTAGACATGTGAGCCCCGTAGGTGTGATAGCTAGTATTTAGTGCTAGCGGGGTTAAAAAAGTAATTTAGAGTGCTAATTTGTATATGAAATTTTACTAGAAAAACATTTTTCATTATTCCTCTAGATAGATTTACATCATGAAATTGAGAGCTAAATCTCATCTTTTGTATGGTTTTTTATCCAGTCTTAAAAAAATAACCATTACTACTCAATAGGATAATGTGATGTTCTTTTTTTTGCTTTTTATTTCAATGATTTTATCCTTTTCAAAGGGCGGAGGATGCAATATACTGATGTCCTCAGAAAAAGGAATCCTCCCATTTCACATGTTAAGGAGCCACACTCTCAGGTGTGGCTTTTCTCTTTTTAGCGCTCACCATAGTTACGCTGAGCTGATTGAAGTGCCTTATTGAGATTTTCATCAAAAGCATATTGTGCTTCTGCTAATGGATTTGAACGCCATTCTTTTGGTAGTAACCGTTTATTTGCTTCTTCAAATAAAGAACTATAAAGTGTTGTCATATAATTATAGAAAATCGATGCTCTTTCCTTTCTGAAACTTAGTCTTTTAATTACATCATTTGATGAGTTCACTATTAGTCTCTCAAAGTTCTTTAATTCTTCCCAGATCTTTTCATCGGCTATAAATGTGTCCATCATGGTGCATTCAATATATGTGAAATTGCTTATTAGCTCTTTTGTTATATACCCTCCTAATCTTGTTGGGTAATAACTTGATTTAAATTCTGGAACGTCGTGCCCAGCGGTGCTGATAAATCTTAATGTGCACAAGTCTTTTAATACACTTAGAGTGTCATCATCACCAATGCCAATTTTTCTTAAGTTTTTACGAATGTCTATTCCGTCTATGTATTGGAATGCAGGATCTGCACTATATTGTACCAGTGCCGTAAGTACAAAAAGTCGTAGTAATTGTAAGTTTGTTTTTCCTTTTCGAGAGTCGAAAGGATTTCCGACTAAAGAATATGCCTCAGAATACACGGCCTGATTTCCTAACAAAATTGCTCGTAGGGCTTCGTGTTTTGGTAATACATACGTTCCATGTTCTTTGTAAACCCTCATGGCTTTTCCGGGGTTAGTATATCCATGCTCGATGAATTCGCGAGTCATTCTTAAAGCATTGCGTATATCACCAGCAGCTAGCACTTCTAATAAATTACCAATTTCAGTCCCTAATACTGAACTTTGTAGTAGGCTGATTAGATCAGCCTTATTATCTACATGGAAACGCATTCCATTATCAGACTCGAAATCACCATCTTCTCCCTCTAACATATTTTTTGCCAAAAAAAATCTTTTTGACAGTACGGCTTCAACCTTTGGAGGTTCAATTAATATTGGATCGAAGTCGAACGCGTTAAATGCTGCGGAATTTCTGTGCTCCACATAGGTGGAACTTCGAAGAGAAATAACTAAATTACATTTTAATCTTTGGGAGAATGCTACGCAGTCAGTAAAGATTTGTGATTGCGCTTCTTCATTAAGTTGATCAACGTTATCTACGACTAAGAAAACTGAGGTGTTTTTAGCCGCATAACTTATTAGCTGGTCTGCATATGGCTTAACTTTTTCGTAGTCAGAGCTAAGCTTGTGAGTGATTAGTTCATTTATTCTTTGTTCGTCTTTGGAAATCAAAAATGCCGGGCCTTTTACAATTGATGCTATTTCTTCCTTGTAGGCATTTTGTATGCATAATTCATAATTGCTAAAGAAATCGTCGTTGATTATGTAATTTTTGATGGTGTTGTAAATATAATCAATTGGAGTGATGTCATTTGTATATTGTAGAAAATCAACTTTTATCCAATGTGGATATGGTTTGTCAGGGGATTTAGTGAAAAAATCAACTGCTGAAACGTTTCTTGTATAATGAAGGAATGTTGTTTTTCCTGCGCCAACAGTTCCTAAAATAACAATCGCTAAAGGCTTGGCGTTTCTTTTTGCGCGCATCAAAGAATCTTTAAAAGCATTCGCATCCCTTCTTTGCATTGGTCTGATAGGCGTTGTGTTAAACAGATGCTGACTTTTTGATATGTGCATGTTCACACGCCTATCAAATTTCATCCTGTCAGGTGTATTAACATAACACCTTTCAAATAAATCTGAATCTATCTCAGTTATAGTGTCTGAAAATGATGTTATTATAGCTTCTTCTACCAAAGGATATATTGGGTTTTTGGCATCGTATGAAGCGCTTTTGCGAGTGGTGTTTTTTAATCTTCGCTCTTCTATTTGGTCTTCTCTGTTGCCAAGTAATGTTACTTCTAAACTAGAATTGATTACTGCTTTTCTCGATAATAGATCATAGAATTCAGTATAGTCATCTTTCAGAGCGCTTTGGAGATTGTTAAACACAATTGCATAAGATGAGTTGAATGCAATTTGATCTGTTCTGTTTGCAGGAAATATAATCCATTGCTCTCCATTTGTTACTACGGCAAACTGTATGCTAAGTTTTCTGCAATAATCACGAGCTTGGATTACTGCATCCCCAAAGGCCCCTTCAAGATTGTTATTATTTAGTTTTAGACGTCGATCGAATTGCTTTGTATGAAATGCTTCACCTATTTTTTTAGCCTCAACTATGAATGCAGTGCTTGCAGTTCTGATTACATAATCTGCAAATGTAGTGTGACCATCCTCGCTCACTCTAGGCTCGACATTTACATCATCCTTTGTCCATTTCAAAACATCAAATAAAATACTATCGATGATTTTAAGTCGGGTTTCAGCCTCGTTTGCAGAAGCAAGTGAAAGCTTATTAGCGTCCTGGATGATTTTATTTAATATATCCATGCTTGAATTTTCCTCCAAAATGGTCTGCATGCGAGTGGTGCATGCAAATGCATTCGTTTGAGCGTGTCTTGATTGCTCGCGCAGGCCTTGTTGTTCATCGATTTTTTATAACATGCAACTGCATTAAAATCGACCGATAAAGCGGGCAGGCGTGGCGGGGAAAGCATTGCGCGCCAGCGGTGGTGCGCATTATTAAATATTATCGTCTGAGCGCGTCGTGACGGCGCTGTCGTGGTCGCTGTTGGCTCGTTGTGGTCGATTGTGGTCGTGCGCGTGTGGCGCGTCTGAGGCGTGATGATAGCGGGATATGAAAAAGCCATCATCGCGGCGGCTTGGGGATGATTATTCCGGGTTATCGAGGCTGTAATTTTTAAACCTGATGACTTCCGTGCCGAGCCAGTCGTTTACCTCCCTGAATCTGTCCTGTAGTGGCGACAGGTCGTTACGCACAAAGACTTTTGCCTCTTTCTCAACGTCACCGAGTGAACCGATATTCTCGGGCTTGCCGCCCATGAGCTGGAACGGTACGCGGTGCGCGTCCATCAGGTCGGCGGCGCTGGCTTTCTTGATGTTAAAAAAATCATCCTTTGTGGCGACTTCGCTCAGTGGCACGATTTTGATGCCGTCCGGTTTCCCGCCGGGAGCGTAGAAAAACAGGTTTTTAAAGTTGCCGAGCCCCTTCGAGTTACGCATCGCCTCGCGCAGCGATTCGACGTCGGTCGCGCTCTGCGCCGGGTCGGTCACATACAGATGTAACCTGCGTGCGCGCCGTTCTGGTAATACTTGCGGCGAAATAGTGTCGCGGATTCATTCAGCCAAGCGGAATTAAGCGCGCTGAGATATTCCGGCAAGCCGTAAATCTCCTGATTGATGTCGGGCTCCAGCAGGTGAAAAACCGTATCAGGGGCGAATTCGTGAGGCTGAGTGAAGTTTTCCACAAACCAGAAAACCGAGTCGTCGACCCCGCGCCGGGTATATTTAGCCGGTGAGGCCAGCAACCTGATTAACTGGCCGGTGACGCTGTGACGTTGCTCAAGAAAGGCGTTACCGAATACCAGATAGTCGAGCGCAAAGCGGCTGAAATCCTGACGAGACAGCAACGGGGGCGGGATATAGGTACCGGCGAGCACATTGCGCTTAACATAAATCGGTGAGCTGTGATGTACGGCAGATCGCAGGCTCTTTGCCAGCCCGGAGAAACTGACCGGCGGCTCGTACCATTTGCCGTTACTGATGCACTCGACATAATCCAGAATATCGCGCTTATCGAGTACCGGCACTGGCTCACCGAAGGTGAACGCTGTTGTTTTTGGCGGTGCGCTGGCGGTTAGTTGCTGTGACTTGCTGGCCTTTTGCGCAGCGGCTTTACGGGATTTTTGCTTACCCATTTTTAATTGAACTCCAGAATAGATTTAGGCTGCATGCCGCTACCGGCAGAAAGCGGTTCGTTTAACAGGGCATGCATGGTTGCCCATGCGATATCGGCGTGACTGGCTTCCTCGGTGCGGCTGGCCTCATAGGTGGCGCTGCTCCCGCTGCTGGTCATGGTTTTGCGGATGGACATAAACGACTGCGTGACGGCGGTTGCCCCGGCGTCATATTCCAGACAGCCGCGGCGAATGGTGTCTTTTGCCTTGAGCACCATTGCGGTTTTCATTTCAGGTGTGTAACGGATACCGCGCGCTGCCGGGAAGAATTAGAGTACCAACTGATAAACGTCGAGGCCGAGGCCGGTCGCGTCAATGCCGATGTATTCAACGTTATATTTCTCTGTCAGCTTGCGGATCCCCTCTGCCTGCGCGGCAAAGTCCATGCCTTTCCACTGATGGCGCTCCAGCATGCGGAACTTGCCACCCGAGACCACCGGCGGAGCAAGTACGACGCACCCGGCGCTGTCGCCAGTGTGTGACGGGTCGTAGCCAATCCAGACCGGGCGGGATCCGAATGGATAATCGGCGAACGGGGCAAAGTCTTTCCATGATTCCATCATGTCGACCATGCAGCGTTGTAGCTCTTCGAACGGGAACACCGACGCTTTGTCGTCGACAGATTCGCACATAAACAGATTTTTAAAGTCTTCTGTGCTGTTTTCGCGTTTGAGCTGGTTAAGGTCAAACAACGTGCAGCCACCGGCAAGCACGGTATGACTGATATTGGTACGCTCGGCGATACTGCTGCGTCCTTTGTTGAACAACTCGCCAGCCCTGTGCGGTATCGGGCAAAGGATGTGACAGAGCTTTATCATTCACTCTGGGAAATCGAGGTCGGGTTCAGAAACCTGAAAAGCAGTCTTCTGGATAATGCGCTGGTGCTGAGAAGCCGTAAAGTTGACCTGCTGGAGCAGGAGGTATGGGGAATGTTACTGGCCTATAATCTGATACGGCGTGAGTCGACAAGGGCGGCGGAGAAACACAGGAAAGCGCCCTCAGAAATAAGCTTTAAGTTCGCGTTCTAGTTTATCGCGACGAAAATGATAGTACTGGGCAATACGGTATCGCCGGGAACCATCCCGAGACGGCTGGAGCACCTGCGTGGAAATCTTGAGGTGGTATTCATAACAAAACGCCCCCGACCATCAAGGCCGAGGGCGGTTAAGATGTCAAAAACCCGCTATCCGGTGAACTCTCATGCCGCTCCGCTTAAGTGAACGGCATTGCGCCGCGTGCGGGTTTTTTATGTGCTCAGGAAAATGGCGGGAAAAAATCTACCGCCATTTCATCGCTACTTAAAAAACAGAAAACAAAAAAGCCACTCTTTCGAGTGGCTTAATTATATGATTTTAAAACTAAAATTTGGTGGCCCCTGTTGGGTTTGAACCAACGACCAAGCGATTATGAGTCCCAATTTGAAGTGAGTGAAATCAATAAGTTATTGATTTTAATGTTTTCTCTAAGCTGAATAGTGATGAAAAGTGGCACATAGCGTTGCGCTCTGCTGCCACTTTGCTGCCAATTTATGGGCCGTATTCGGAGTCAAATTTCAAAACCCAAAAAATCCAGGCTTATTCAGATAATTTATTTTTTATGAAATCGACAAGATAACTTACAGTGTCGGGACACATCATTGCTAGATTTATGCAACATCTATCCAGCATTTCAGATTCATTAACACCAAGTAATAGCGCAGCTTCGTAAAATTCTTTATGTTTTTCTGAGCCTGTTCCACGATTTAGTGCAGCTGTAGTAACGTCAGGTTCCCCGTTTACCAGTATTGAAAGATTATCTACATATTCTAAATTTTTATTTATAATCCATTTTTCAGGCCACTCATCGCCGGGCATGTAGTTTATATTCTCTGAGAACCACTGCGTGAACTCTTCGTGGTTCTTTTCTAGCATAGAGTGAGCGCATTTTAGGTTGTCTTTATATAATCTTTTTTGGTCTCCATCAAAAATAGTTATTACCTTATTTTTCTTTCCCCTTTGAAAAATAGCAGCCATTTGACGTGATAATGAGCTAGCTGAGCCAATTACTTCAATTTGCAATCTTGAACGGATATTACTTGGAAGAACGCTTGATAAAAGTTTTGCTGCAACTACATCCTCAACCAATACATCGAGTTCTTGAGAGTTTTCCGAGCTTAATTTTCCAAAGGCATATTCAGGGGATATTTCAGTATTAATTATAGTTTTGGAATTTATACTTTCAATGTAGATCCTGGCATCATCTGGAATACATCCGAAAATTATATCTGAGTGAGTGGTAAATATAATTTGTAGTTTTCTTTTATGAGACGCCGATTTTAATCTTTCAATAAGCTTAACCTGTGCTTCCGCATGAAGGCCCAGCTCGATCTCATCGACAATTATTAATGCCCCAGGCTCTGCTGAATATAATATAGAGAATATTTCGAAGAGCGCATTCTCTCCAGCTCCCATATTGAACCCAGATATTGTTTTACCTTCATGTGTGACAATTGGCAACCTATATCTTGAGTGTGAAACAAATTTAAAATTATCATATTTTTTGTTAAGTATATAACCTACATTTTCTTTTATTTCGTTTTCACATCCTAACTCACGGCCATCAAATATAAATAATTTAGCATAACTCTTAGATTGACTTTTTTCACTGTGGGGAACTATTCGCTCAATTCCAAGGAAGATTACTTGACGTTCCACTCTCTTATCGTAATTATTCCATTTACCTCCTTTCTTTTTAAATCGTAGTTGCCTGCCAATCCCTTTTCCTGTGGGGACTGTCTTAGACGGTTTCCAGTTGTTGTGGGCAATATAATATCCTATTGCTATTCCTTCTTGAGGCACTTCGTCAGAATGCTGAATGAAAAAATCTGCAAAAGTATAATAAGGTTTTCTCTTTCCTGATATAATATGCTTATCCTCAGCGCTGTGATAAGCACATGCAATCATAGCTAATAGGGTCGATTTTCCAGAGCCATTTCTTCCCGCTATCGCTAGCAATGGATAATCTATTTTAATTTCAAATGAAGATAAGGAGCGTAGCCTTCCTTGCTCGAGAGCCACTTTTCTTAAAAGTGCGTGCTCTAGGGAATTTGAAAACCATTTCCTTAAACTTAAGTCAGTCTGACTTTCTCTATATTTCATTTTTACCTCAGTTTAACTTTATAGGTTTTTACTATAAGTTATTGAATCAGGAATTATGTGTGAAAATATTAAAAGGTTTTGTTTTCATTATTAACCCAGCCTATCAAGAGGGTTAAGCAACATAGCGTCTGATAAATGTTCTGGTGCAAAGTGGGCATACCGCATTGTCACTTTAATGTCTGTGTGCCCAAGTATACGTTGAAGCACTAGTATATTGCCGCCGTTCATCATGAAATGAGAGGCGAAGGTATGACGCAAAACATGCGTAAGCTGTCCGGCTGGTGTCTCAATGCCAGCACGTTGCATAGCTTTTCTAAAAGCTGAATAACATGGTTTAAAAAGCAACAGCGCCTTCCTGCTTGATGGTAGCTCAACCTGTAATTTTTCAGTTATCGGAACCGCGCGATTTTTCTTGCCTTTGGTTTTTACGAAGATGATCTGGCCGGCGCGGATTTGGTTTCCTTTCAAGCCTTCTGCCTCGCTCCATCGTGCGCCAGTTGCCAAGCAGATTTTCACAATGGTAGTCAGGTCTTTGGAACGGCTTTTCTCACATTCGGCGAGGAGGATTTTAATTTCCTCAATGGTAAGATACGCCATCTCCGGCTCACTGATTTTAAACTCGCGCATATTCTCTAACGGATTTGGAGCGGTCCATTCGTCCAACCGGCGCAGTTCATTAAACATCGCCCTGAAATACGCCAGTTCTAAATTTACTGTGCGAGGCGTAACCGTCTTCACTCGAGTGGAACGGGTTATCTTTCCACTTAATCGCTGCTCGCGATAAGATGCAAAAATCTTAGCGTTAAACTCGGTTGCGAGTGGGTTTCCCATCGACTCGCAGGCAAAAGTCATTGTGGTTCGCCGCTTCTCACCATCCGCCAACGTAATGCCATGCGTGTTGAACCACAATTCAACCAGTTCGATTACTCGCCGCTTATCTGCTTTCTCGCCCAGCCAAGGCTTTTCCTGAGCCTGCTCTTTTATAAACTTCTCATAGGATTGTGCTTCACCCTTAGTTGCAAACTGGCGACGTATTCTTTTGCCGTTACGGCCGTTTGGGAATACCTGAGCTTGCCATTTACCGTTGGGTAATTTACTTATCGCCATGCTGTGCCTTTATAGATACTCAGTGCGTGCAACGACTTTCCCTAAAACTCTGATGTCATCTGCCTTGCATTCAAATGAGGCTTTTCCATTCTCAACGCGGATGCGCCCTCCAGGAAAACGGTACAGCTCTTTAATGCTAATGAGCTTATCAATCTCAATGAGCCACAGCCCGTCGGTGATCTCTGTGGCGATCATATCTACTAGGTAATTCTGTTTCTCGAAATGTACTAATAGTGGTGCATTAACATCACTTGGTAAGAGCTGAGCGTCATATTCAACCCAATCAGATGATGAAAAATTCCCATTTGTGATTTTTTTTAGTTCAATTTTGGCTGATGGCTGCTCTTGATTTGTGATGTTCGAATCACCGCGGCCATAGGTCAGCCACTCAAGAGAGGTGCCAGTTTCCATCGCGCAAACCAGCACCCAATCAGCAGGAAAGTTCCCGCGCATTATACGGTTAGCCATCGTGCTCTGAGAGACATTTAGATGTCTGCATAGCGCCTGTCGGGACGAAAAGCCATATGCCTGGACGATGCGTTCAATGGGTTCTCTACCACCTTCAGGTAAAGTTGGTGCTTTACGAATCGTAAAATCTTTCGTTGACCTTTCCAATTTGTGATCCTAATATTCACTTGTCGTATCGCGACGTGTTTAATAGTGATAAATAGAGTTGGCTAGAACTCAACAGAGGATAGTGCATCATGACCCGTAAACTTTCAATGCGCCCTTCGATCAATCTCGTGATCTCGGAACCGTACATTACTGTCGAAGAGTTCTGCCGTCGCACAGGTTACAAGGAAGGCACTGTTCGACAGATGTACCGCGAGAATCGTTTGCCCATCAGGAAGAAAGAAGGCTTAAACGGACTTATCGAAATCAATATGGTTGCTCTCACTATCGAAGCTGCTGCTGGCTGTGAAATCACAATGCAAGGTTAATATATCCATATTGGGATAACGAAAGAGATTAATCATGTTTGATTTTCGTGTTTCTAAACATCCTCACTTTGATGAAGCCTGCCGTTCTTTTGCGTTGCGTCACAACATGGCGAAGCTGGCAGAGCGTGCGGGAATGAACGTCCAGACGCTGCGTAACAAACTGAACCCGGAGCAACCGCATCAGCTCAATCCGTCGGAAATCTGGCTGCTTACTGATCTAACCGAGGATTCCGCATTGGTTGATGGCTTCCTGGCGCAGATCCACTGCCTCCCGTGCGTGCCGCTAAACGAAGTCGCTCGCGAAAAGATGCCGGATTATGTTCTAAAAGCCACGGCAGAAATCGGCCGCGTGGCTGCCGGCGCTGTTTCCGGTGAAGCGCACACAACGGCAGGGCGCCGCCAGATTGTTGATAGCATCAATTCAGTTACTCGACTGATGGCATTAACCGCAGTGACGTTGCAGGCGCGCCTGCAGGCAAGCCCGGCGATGGCAAGCGCGGTAGATACCGCGACCGGCCTCGGCGCATCGTTCGGTCTGATCTGAGGTGGTTATGCTGACTAAAGAACCATCTTTTGCATCACTTCTTGTAAAGCAAAGTTCGGCAATGCATTACGGTCATGGCTGGATCATGGGGAAGGATGGCAAACGCTGGCACCCGTGCCGCTCTCAGGATGAACTGATGGCTGACCTGTCCACAACCAAACAGGGGAAATCATGGCTATTGAAGGCGCTACGGCGACTGTTCCATTAAGCCCCGGTAAACGCCTGGATGGACTGAACCATATTGCGGAATTGAGGGCTAAAGTGTTTGGTCTGAATATTGAGCCGGAGCTTGAAAGGTTTATTAAAGATATGCGCGACCCACGCGACGTAAATAATAAACAGAATGAGCGGGCACTGGCGGCCATTTTTTATATGGCAAAAATTCCGGCAGAACGTCACGGCGTCAATATTAGTGATCTGACTACTGACGAAAAGCGGGAACTGGTGAAAGCAATGAATCATTTTCGTGCAGTGGTGAGCTTATTTCCCAAACGGCTAACCATGCCGAATTAATCCACAACTGAAATTAATGGCGTAAACCCGCCGGGCTTCTTATTGCCCAAATTCAGGAGAAACAACCATGCGAAATATTGAAACCCGATTCACCAAAAGCGGCCCTGATGATGCTGGTATTAACCAGTTACTGACGGATGCCCGCATGGAAGAGCGCCGCGCGCGAGCTGCAGCAATGGCTGTCCGCCTCGATAGCCTGGCTAGCCGTATTGCTTCCCGCCAGCTTAACCATGTTGAGGCTGCAGAGCTGCTGCGTGTCGCAGCTGAAAACATCCAGAAAGAAGCGCAGGAGATCCTCTAATGGTTGATTCAATGGACCTCGTACAGCAGCGCGTTGAAGAAGAACGCCAGCGCCACATCCACACCGCCCTTAATAAAGCACCGGGAGTTTCCCGTGTTCTCTGTACTGATTGCGATGCGCCGATCCCGCCAGCTCGCCGCCGCGCCATTCCAGGCGTGCAGTGCTGCGTCACTTGTCAGGAAATCGCAGAGTTGAAAGGCAAACACTACAACGGAGGTGTTGTATGAGGACTATACTGAAATGGGCGGGAAATAAAACCGCCATCATGCCGGAACTGAAAAAGCACCTGCCAGCAGGCCAGCGCCTTGTTGAACCTTTCGCGGGTTCGTGCGCTGTGATGATGGCGACAGACTATCCTCATTATCTTGTCGCAGATATTAATCCTGACCTTATCAGCCTTTACAGCGTCATTAAAAACCAGTCTGAATTACTAATTACTATTGCGAAAGGGGTATTTGATAAGAATAACACCGCAGAAGATTATTACGGTATACGTAAGGAATTTAATTGTGATCGCCACTGGCCCGCAGAATGGCGCGCAGCTATGTTTCTTTATCTTAATCGCCATTGTTATCGTGGATTATGCCGTTATAACCAGAAAGGGCAGTTTAACGCTCCATACGGTAACTATAAAAGTTCTTATTTTCCTGAAAGTGAAATACTCGCTTTTGCAGAAAAGGCTCAACGCGCAACGTTTATTTGTGCCAGCTATGAAGAAACACTGGCGTTGCTGCAGGCTGGTGATGTTGTTTATTGTGATCCGCCATACGATGGCACGTTTAGCGGTTATCACACTGCCGGTTTTACGGAGGACGATCAGTATCATCTGGCGTCTATTCTTGAACGTCGGTCATCAGAAGGTCATCCGGTTATCGTGTCCAACAGCGACACATCCCTGACCCGTTCGCTTTATCGTAATTTTACCCGCCATCGCATCACTGCAAAGCGCAGCATGGGTGTGGCTGCCGGTGAGAGTAAATCTGCATCTGAAATCATCGCCACAAAATCAGCAGGCTGGTTTGGTGTCGATCTGGCGTCCGGTCCAGATATCTCGGTGGAAACTGAGGTGCGGGCGTGGCAGTGAGTAAAATCACATTACATAATGCACCAAACACCGGCGGCTCAAATGAGTCCGCCGTGGCCTTTTCATGGAATAACCCTAAAAAAGCGGTTAATCCCTATCTGGACCCGGCGGAGGTTGCGCCGGAGTCTGCGCTTTCAAACCTGATCGCTCTTTACGCTGCGGATAACGAGCAGGAGCAGCTACGCCGTGAGGCGCTGAGCGATGAGGTCTGGGAACGCTATTTCTTCAATGAATCCCGTGATCCTGTCCAGCGTGAAATGGAGCAGGACCGGCTGATTAGCCATGCCAAAATGGCGCGCGAGCAGCAGCATTTTAATCCCGATCTGGTCATTCTGGCTGACGTTAACGCCATGCCGTCCCATATCAGCAAGCCTCTGCTGGAGCGGATTAAATATTTCCATAGTCTGGGCAGAGCAAAAGCCTATTCCCGCTACCTGCGTGAAACCATCAGGCCTTGTCTTGAGCGGCTGGAGCGCGTGCGTGACAGCCAGGTGTCTGCGTCTTTCCGGTTCATGGCGAGCCACGACGGGCTGGAAGGGCTGCTGGTACTGCCTGAAATGAATCAGGATCAGGTCAAGCGCCTTTCAACGCTGGTAGCGGCACATATGAGTATGTGTCTTGATACGGCATGCGGTGATCTGTTTGTCAGCGACGATGTTAAACCAGAAGAAATCCGCCAGGCATGGGAAAGGATGGCTGCAGAAGTCTTGCGGCTTGACGTTATCCCGCCAGCATTTGAGAAACTGCGCAGGAAGAAGCGCCGCCGTAAGCCCGTACCTTATGAGCTGATCCCCCCTTCGCTTTTACGCATGATGTGCGCGGACTGGTGGTATAGCAAACTGTGGCAGATGCGCTGCGAATGGCGGGAGGAACAGCTGCGCGCCGTCTGCCTGGTCAACAAAAAAGCGTCCCCGTATGTCAGCTATGAAGCCGTGATCCATAAACGCGAGCAGCGCCGCAAATCGCTGGAGTTCTTCCGCTCGCATGAGTTGGTCAACGAAGACGGCGACACACTGGATATGGAAGACGTGGTGAACGCCAGCAACAGCAACCCGGCACACCGCCGTAATGAAATGATGGCCTGTGTTAAGGGACTGGAGCTGATAGCGGAAATGCGCGGCGACTGTGCGGTGTTCTATACCATCACCTGCCCGTCACGCTTCCACGCAACCCTCAACAACGGCAGACCTAATCCGAAATGGACCAGCGCCACTGTCCGGCAGAGCAGTGATTATCTGGTTGATACCTTCGCCGCTTTCCGCAAGGCAATGCACAAGGCCGGGCTGCGCTGGTATGGCGTCCGGGTGGCAGAGCCGCACCACGACGGCACCGTGCACTGGCATCTGTTGTGCTTCATGCGCAAAAAAGACCGCCGTTCCATCACCGCACTGCTGCGTAAGTTTGCCATCCGTGAAGACCGCGAGGAGCTGGGCACCAATACCGGGCCGCGCTTCAAGTCCGAGCTTATCAATCCGCGTAAGGGGACGCCGACCAGCTATATCGCCAAATACATCAGCAAGAACATCGACGGGCGCGGACTGGCTAAAGAAATCAGCAAAGAAACCGGCAGATCACTGCGTGACAGCGCCGAGCATGTCAGCGCCTGGGCGTCACTGCATCGTGTCCAGCAGTTCCGTTTCTTTGGTATTCCGGGGCGTCAGGCATACCGCGAGCTGCGCTTGCTGGCTGGTCAGGCGGCAAGAGTGCAGGGTGAACGCAAAGCGGGCGCGCCGGTACTGGATAACCCGCGTCTGGATGCGGTACTGGCGGCGGCTGATGCGGGCTGCTTTGCCACCTACATCATGAAGCAGGGCGGTGTGCTGGTTCCCCGCAAACATCATCTTGTCCGCACGGCCTATGAGCTTAACGAAGAACCGAGCGCCTACGGCGATCATGGTATCCGTATCTATGGCATCTGGTCCCCGATTGTAGAGGGCAAGATTTGCACGCACGCGGTGAAGTGGAAAAAGGTTCGTAAGGCCGTTGACGTTCAGGAGGCGACAGCCGACCAGGGCGCTTGCGCCCCTTGGACTCGTGGCAATAACTGTCCCCCTGTGGAAATAATGAACGAAAACGGGGCCGGAAGAAGATCGGAGTTACCTGATATTGCGGGTATGGATGAGCGGGAGCTGCAGTATCATCTCCATAGCATGAGCAAAAAGGAGTTGAGGGAGCTAAACGCGCGGCTTCGCATGGTGAAGTCTAAGCGCCGGAAAGGATACTGGCAGGAAGTGGATAATCAGCAGTACCTGCAGTTGGAGTATGAACTGAAATCGAGAGGCTTTGATGGTTCAGAGGCGGAGATCGATCTGCTTCTACGTGGCGGCAGTATTCCATCCGGTGCCGGGCTGCGGGTCTTTTACCGGAATCAACGGCTGCAGGAAGATGATAAATGGCGCCAGTGGTACTAAGCCATCCTAAATTGGAGGTTTACAAACCCGCCAGACCTTTACCGCGAATTCGTGCAACTTCATATTTTAGTTCGACGGCTTTGGCCTCACAGAGCCTTAAAGACTTCAACCATTGTTCTGTTGTTGGCTTACCAAATATGTCCCGCATAACCACAACCATGTAAAGGCAACGGCCAGTGCCTAGTTCGCCTGCCACTAGGCATGTAACATTCGTTGCTGCTATTAGTTCTATACATGCTTTGCGCATCATTTTGTCCCTCAGATTGCTACCCTTCAAGAGCATCTCACTTATGCCATCTGCTTGAAAGATAGAAAAAACATTTTACATTAACCTTGTTAATTATATACTGTGTTTATATACAGTTGTTTTGATTGGAGGGGAAAATGCAGGACTATTTTATGGAGTCGTTGAAACTCCAGCGCATTGATTTTTTTGTGAAGCTTGTAGCGGCGAGTGAATGCGATGATGAAGAGAAGCGACTGGCAATCCAGTGGGTTTCGGAGCTGACTGATGAGTTGATGGCGAAAATCCGTGCTCATGAGTACAACCGTTCAATAGATCTCTCCAGTTAGTTATAGGAACGCTGCTGACGTCAGGACTAGATTCTGGTGTCTGCAGTGTCGAACAACGAGCCATGCGAGGCTTTAGAGTTTTTGTGCATGTCTATGCTGCATGAAAACGCATGATCGTTTGAGGATCGTTTTCGCTCCCGCCTGCCAGAACTGGCGGGCTTTTTCATATTTCATGCATGTGCATGAAAACTGCTACATAAAGCGGGCAGGCGTGGCGGGGATACGAGCGCGCGCTGAAGTGAAGAACTCTGTTTTCATATGATATAGTTGATTAAAGGGCTACTATATTATTGATTCTAATGTTGCTGATTATTACTTCGGAGTATGTATGGGACAATACCATGATGAAGAATACATTAATGATTTAACAGAGCGAGTTTTCCTCATTAAACAACAACTCGAAGCTGGTAAGATAAAAATATCCAGCCATCTTGCTGACGGTTTTATCGAAAGTTTTGGAAATGTGCGTTTGCGAGAAGATGGGAAAGTAGACCCTTCTACTGTTGACGGAAGAATAAGAGCAATGGGAGTTGCTGTTAACCACATTGTTGAGAGGGAAAATACAAAGAAAAAATATTCTATTCATGATTTACAAGTAGCATATTTTAATCTTTTATTCGGTGAGTTTGGAGAGTTTTTTGAATTAATGAAATCAACGAATTCCTCTCCACATAAAATATCAACTTTCTTTTCTCAAAAAGATGAATATGTTCAGAAAATAGATGGTTTTTTCCCCGATGTCTACGAGAACATTAAGGGGTTTTGGGAGGCCGCATCTGAGATTGGTGTTATACATTTACAGGATGGTTCCCAGCTTAAGTCAAATTTCTCAGGTGATTTGTTTCCTTCTTTTCATGAGAATGCGGTTTCTATTGCTGGATTGTATGTTGATACAATTTCTTTACCATGCCCAGTGTTGCGTGTTGGTCGTCTCCATAGTGTATCTGATAAAGCTGAATTTACGAGACTTCTTCTTAAACATGTTCTAACGTGTATGACATATAAAGATGTAGCTTTAGAGGAAATTGAGCCCGCAATCGTATTGATTCTACCCGATAGGCGAGATTTCGAAAAAAATAGCCAAGAGCACTTTATGAAGATTTGTGAACCATATGTCATGGCACATGCACAATATCTTTATGCGCGAAAATTTGAAAGCTACGGTGATCTCCGTGAGTTTAGTAATTCAATGGATGATATTGATAAGGTACTCAAAAATATAAAACGACCAGATCGACTCATTTTTAATTCTGAATGGGGATATAATCCAAGGGTACAGTTGGAAAAAACTTTATCAGACAAGGATAGAATGACAAAAAATATTATAGGTGAACATGCAGGGATGGAGGTGTTTTTTTCATGTGTAGGTCGAATGCCTCAGGCGTATGCCGCAAAATGTAATGCGCAGGAACTTGGAAGTACGCCTTATATAAATGCAGATACATCGTGGCTCTATTATACGTGGCTTATAGAGTACGAATCTCAAAATTTTAATGTAGATGATGATGAATTAAAAAACCTACATATGGTACATGCTTTATCTCATGGTATGCAGGATGGGTTTTCGTGGTTAGGAAATGTTCCGGTCAATAAGATAATTGAATTAAGACGAAATAATTTAATGGACGAAATAAGAAGTGTTTTGTCAAGTGGAGTTGATTCGTTAGTGCATTCATCCAGTGATAGTTATGTTCGAACTACTCAGCAAGTGATTGACAATGTTGATAGAGCTTTTATTGAGCATCAAAGAGTATTGGATAAAGCGAGAAGAGAAAAGTTAAGAATTTTTGGGCTTGACGTTGCTCCTTGCCTAGCCAATGGGGTGATAGCCATTGCCGGTGCTATGACTGGTAATGTGGCTTTAGCTACTGTAAGTGCTGGGCTAGGAATTATAGGGCTCCCTACAATTAGTGACATTAAGTCAAAATTTAAGCAGAGACAAGATAGGCTTGATGCATATAAGCGAACTGCTACAGGTATACTTTTTAGCCATAAATCTTAATCTTGGGGGGCGTGATATCAGGCCCCCCTTTGGTTTTATTAAATATCGTATTTTCTGAACCTTATAACGTCATTTCCTAGCCATTCATTGAGTTCTTCTATTCTATTTTGGAGTGGTATTAATTCATTGCGTACAAAGACATTTGCTGCTTTTTCAACATCTCCGAAACCTCCAACATTGCTCGGCATAATACCCATCATCTGTGGCGGCACGCGGTGCGCTGCCATCATGTCATCACGGCTTACATTCTTTATATTCAAAAACTCGTCCTTTGCTGCCACCTCCGACAACGGAATGATCTGGATGCCGTCCTTTTTCCCATTAGGGGAATACATGAACAGGTTGCGGAAGTTACCCGGCCCTTTCGAGCTTTTCATTGCCTGCCGGATGTTATTCACGTCTTCCTGGTTCTGTGCGGCGTCAGTCATGTACATGATAAAGCCAGCGTGGCTGCCATTGATGTAGTACTTACGGCGGAACAGTGTTGCGGACTCATTCAGCAACACCGACGGAATAGCGGATAGATAACCCGGCAGGCCGTAAATCTCCTGGTTAATATCTGGCTCCATCAGGTGAAAAACGCTACCAGGGGTAAACTCATAGGGCTGCATTGTAAGACCATATTGCATATACCAGTAAGTGTCGAGGTCTACCCCGCGGCGGGTAAATTTCGCCAGCGTAGGCTCTAGGGAAAGCACATCTCCAAGCCGGTTAATGCGTTTCTCCAGATAGGCGTTACCAAAAACCAGATAATCCTGCACAAAACGAGTAAATGCCTGCTGGCTGAGCAGTCGGTGCGGAATGTAGGTGCTGCTGAGAATGTCACGTTTAACGGTAAGCGGTGAACTATGATGCACTGCTGCGCGGTAGGTGCGCGCCAGTCCGTCAAAACTTACGGGTGGCTCATACCATCTGTCCATCTTTACGCATTCCACATAATCTAGCAGCTCACGGCGGTCCAGTACCGGGATCGGGTCGCCAAAGCTGAATGCCTCTGTCGCTGTGCCACCGCTGGCATTCGTGCTGTAATTAGCCGCGGTGCGGCGGTTCTTGCGTTTTCCCATCAGAAAATCTCCACAATGTTGCTGGTATTGGCGGCTTCGCCTTGCAGTGGTTCGTTAAACAGTGCGTGCATCGTTGCCCAGGCCAAATCCGCATGGCTGGCTTCTTCGCTGCGGCTGGCTTCGTAGGTGGGGCGGTTACCGCTGGCGGTGGTGGCGCGGCGGATAGCCATAAAGGACTGCGCAATGTCGGTGTGCCCGGCGTCAAACTCCAGACGGCGGTGGCTGATAATGTCGTATGCCTTGAGCACCAGGGCGTTTTTGACGTTGGGGTTGTAGACAAATTCCCGCACGGCAGGAAAGAACGCTTTCACGTTCTCGTAGACACCGTGACCGACGCCGGTCGAGTCGATACCGATATAGGTCACGTTGTACTGCTGCGTCAGCTTTTTGATAGCGTCAGCCTGGGCGCGGAAGTCCATTCCGCGCCACTGGTGCCGCTCAAGAATGCGGAACTTGCCGCCCGGTACGGTTGGCGGTGCCACCACCACGCACCCGGCGCTGTCACCGTTCTGCGTGCCTTTCGCCGGGTCGTATCCGATCCAGACTTCGCGCCAGCCAAACGGGCGCAGCGCCAGCGCCTGAAAATCTGCCCACACTTCCCAGCTGTCCACCATGCACGCCTGCAGCTCGCTGAGCGGGAATACTGACGCCAGATCGTCAATAAATTCGCACATCAGCAGGTTCTGGTATTCGTCCGGGCTGTACTCCATGCGCAGCTGGTCGAGGTCGAACAGATTACATCCGCCGCGCACCGCATCCTCCACGGTGACGATCTGGCGGTACTGTCCGTCCGGGCAGAGCACGCCGCGTGCAAGGTTGCTGTGGGTCAGGTCAATGTCCACCTTGTCCGCTTTGGCGCGGCCCCGGTTGAACAGTGCGCCGGACCAGAACGGATAGGCGCTGTGGGTCAGGCTGGACGGCGTGGAAAAGTAGGTTTGTCGCCATTTCTTATGAATGGCCATACCGGAGGCAACTTTGCGCAGCTCCTGGAATTTCGGTATCCAGAAATATTCATCAAGGTACAGGTTGCCGTGGTAGCTCTGCGCCGTGCGGGCGTTGGTGCCGAGGAAGTACAGGCACGCGCCGTTGCTGAGCGTCATCGGGTCGCCTTTCAGCTCAACATCCACCTCTTTTGCAAAGTCGATGATGTACTGCTTAAAAACGTGTGCCTGCGCCTTACTGGCTGAGAGAAAAATCTGGTTGCGCCCCGTGGTGATGGCGTCAATCAGCGCTTCGCGGGCAAAAAAGTATGTTGCCCCGATCTGGCGTGATTTAAGCAGGTTGCGAATGCGGTGTTTTACGCCTGCCAGCCACCAGTGGCGCTGATATTCAAACATGCCGTTGCGGAAGATTTCCTCCAGCTTTTCGGTCTGTTCATCAGTGAAAACATTCTTTTCGGGCTGGCGGCGTGGCCCTTTGTTACGGTTGGCAACTTTCGGGTTTAAGTCTGCTTCGTTCCCGCCGTCGTTAAACTTACCGATCCGGGCGTGGCGCTCTGACTGGCGCGCAAGCAGGTCAATTTCCTTGAAGTCTTTCCCTTCTTTCTGCTCCTTCATGATGAGCTGGCAGTAACGTGCGGCGGTGGTGAGCTGCATCTGATCCAGCGGCCCATACTCGCCCCATTTATCGCGCTTCTTCCAGCTGTGAACGGTTGCAACTTTTTCGCCCAGCATTTCAGCAATGCGGGCTACACGGTATCCCTGAAAGTACAGCAGCATAGCCTGCCGACGGGGATCGAGGTCTGCGGGGGTCAGTGTCGTGTTCATGGCCCCCAACATACGGCCTAGCCTGACGGCTTTCCCCGGCTGCGGTTTGTGTGGCTGACCGTACAAGTGCCGCGCGTTGTTTCACTCCCCCCATCCCGCAAACATAAGGCTCCAGTAAGTTTTTTCTAACGGAGCACGGCTCATGACAGTGAAAGCAAAGCGTTTCCGTATCGGGGTGGAAGGTGCCACCACTGATGGACGCGAGATCCAGCGTGAATGGCTGGTACAAATGGCTGCCAGCTACAACCCGACGGTCTATACCGCGCAAATTAACCTTGAGCACATTAAAGGCTACTCACCAGATGGCACGTTTAAGCGTTATGGGCATGTCACCGGCTTAACAGCCGAGGAAATCACAGAAGGGCCGCTAAAAGGGAAAATGGCGCTGTATGCCGATATTAATCCGTCGCCTGATCTGATCAGCCTGATTAAGCAATGGCAAAAACAATTCACCTCTATGGAAGTCAGTCCGAAATTTGCTGACACCGGAAAAGCCTACCTTGTTGGCCTGGCTGCCACTGATGATCCGGCGAGCCTTGGTACCGAAATGCTGGCATTCAGTGCCAGTGCTAAACAGAACCCGCTGGCTAACCGCAAGCAGAGTCCTGAAAACCTGTTTACCGCAGCTGAAGAAACGCTGATCGAACTGGAAGAAGCCCAGGACGAAAAGCCGTCCCTCTTTGCCCGCATCACCGCGCTGTTAACCAAAAAAGAGCAGACCGATGAGGCGAGTTTCTCCGACGTGCATAAAGCCGTGGAACTGGTTGCCACCGAGCAGCAGAACCTGAGCGAGCGCACGGATAAATCCCTGACCGAACAGGACAAGCGCCTTTCTGAGCTGGAGTCCTCACTGCAGGAGCAGCAGGCCGCCTTTGCCGAGCTTGAGCAGAAGCTGAGCCGTGAGGACAGCCGTAAAGACTACCGCCAGCGCGCGCCGGGCGGTGACGCACCGGCAGGCACCCTGACCAATTGCTGATGGAGCATAAAACCCGATGAAAAAGAATACCCGCTTTGCCTTTAACGCTTACCTGCAGCAACTGGCGCGTCTGAACGGTGTGGAAGTTGAAGAACTGTCCAGCAAGTTCACCGTAGAGCCGTCTGTGCAGCAGACGCTGGAAGACCAGATCCAGCAGTCCGCTGCTTTCCTGACGCTGATTAACATCACGCCGGTCACTGAGCAGTCCGGGCAGTTGCTGGGGCTGGGCGTTGGCAGCACCATTGCCGGGACCACCGATACCACCACCAAAGAGCGCGAGCCTACCGATCCGACGCTGATGGAAGACGTGGAATACAAATGCGAGCAGACCAACTTTGATACGGTGCTGACCTACGCAAAACTGGACCTGTGGGCGAAATTCCAGGACTTCCAGGTGCGTATCCGCAACGCCATTGTCAAGCGTCAGGCACTGGACCGCATCATGATCGGCTTTAACGGCGTGAAGCGCGCCAAAACTTCCAATCGTGCTGAAAACCCGCTGCTGCAGGACGTCAATAAAGGTTGGCTGCAAAAAATCCGCGAAGACGCGCCGGATCACGTCATGGGCAGCACAACAAAAGACGGCGCAACGACTGCAGGCGCGGTCAAGGTGGGGAAAGGGGGCGACTATGCCAACCTGGACGCCGTGGTGATGGATGCCGTCAATGAGTTGATCGATGTGGTTTATCAGGATGATGACGATCTGGTTGTCGTCTGCGGACGTGAACTGCTTTCTGACAAATATTTCCCGCTGGTCAACAAAGAGCAGGACAACAGCGAGAAAATCGCCGCCGATCTGATCATCAGTCAGAAACGTATGGGCGGCCTGCAGGCTGTACGCGCGCCTTTCTTCCCGGCAAAAGCCCTGCTGATCACCCGTCTGGATAACCTGTCCATCTACTGGCAGGAAGACACCCGCCGACGTTCTGTTATCGACAACCCGAAACGTGACCGGATTGAAAACTTTGAATCCGTCAACGAGGCGTATGTGGTCGAGGACTACCGCTGCGCGGCGTTGGTTGAAAACATCGAAATCGGTGATTTCAGCGCGCCTGCCGCCCCGGAAGGTGGGGAATAACGCATGAGCCTGAGTCCCGCACGGCAGCACCGCCTGCGCATTCAGGCCGAGCAGGCCGCCCGTGAGGGCGGCAGTGTTCGCCATGCGTCGGGCTATGACCTGATGCTGCTGCAACTTGCAGAAGACCGCCGCCGCCTCAAGGGCGTCCAGTCCACGGTGAAAAAGGCGGAAATCAAGGTGGAGCTGCTGCCGAAATATTCCGCCTGGGCGGAGGGGGTGCTGGCTGCCGGAGGTGCGCAGCAGGATGACGTGCTGATGTACGTGATGCTGTGGCGTATCGATGCCGGTGATTATACCGGTGCGCTGGAAATCGGGCGTCATGCGCTGCGCCATGGCTGGGTGATGCCGCTGGGCAACCGTAACGTGCAGACCGTGCTGGCAGAAGAAATGGCAGACGCGGCGCAAAGCGCTCTGCTAGCCGCTGCCGGTTTTGATGCCGATCTGCTTCTGCAGACGCTGGACCTGACAGCCGATCTGGATATGCCGGACCAGTCGCGGGCACGTCTGCATAAAGCCATCGGCGCTGTACTGAGCGAAAGCAACCCGGCATCTGCCCTGAATCACCTTACCCATGCGCTGCAGCTCGATCCCCGCTGTGGCGTGAAAAAAGAAAAGCAGCAGCTGGAGCGCAGACTGCGCAATGACAGCCGCTAAAGAACGTGCCCCGCGCACGGGCGGCACGGGGTGGCGAAAGGCACTGCCACATCAAAATCCCGTCCACCGCCCACTTATTCAGGAGAAAGCCGCATGAAGTTTGTTGCGCCCGAACAGGCACCGGAACAGGCGGAGGTCATCAAAAATACGCCGTTCTGGCCTGATGTGGACCTGTCGGAATTTCGCAGTGTGATGCGTACTGACGGCACGGTGACGCAGCCGCGTTTAAAGCAGGTTGTGCTGACGGCTATTTCTGAGGTTAACGCTGAGCTGTACGACTTCCGCCACCGTCAGCAGATGCTGGGCTGGCAGACACTTGCAGACGTTCCTGCAGAAATACTGGACGGCAAAAGCGAGCGTATCCGGCACTACCACAACGCTGTTTTTTGCTGGGCGCGCGCTGTGCTCAATGAGCGTTATCAGGACTATGACGCCACGGCGTCAGGCGTGAAGCGAGGGGAGGAGCTGGCGGAGGCCAGCGGCGATCTGTGGCGTGATGCCCGCTGGGCAATCAGCCGGGTGCAGGATGCACCGCACTGTACGGTGGAGCTTATCTGATGAAAGTGCGTGCGCATCAGTATGACACGGTGGACGCGCTTTGCTGGCGTCATTACGGGCGCACGCAGGGTGTCACTGAGCAGGTTCTGCAGGCAAATCCAGGGCTGGCTGAGTACGGCCCATTTTTACCGCACGGGCTGCAGGTGGAGCTGCCGGACATTACGGCGTCAACCACGGCGCAGACCGTCCAGCTATGGGACTGAATTATGACGCTTGAACGAATCAGCGCCTTTATCACTTACTGCATCGCCGTGCTGCTGGCATGGCTGGGCGATCTGTCGCTCAAGGATGCGTCAACGGTTGGCGGAGTACTGATTGGTGTGCTGATGCTGGCTATCAACTGGTACTACAAACACCAGTCTTTCAAATTGTTACGTGGCGGCAAGATTTCGCGGGGGGAATATGAATCCTTCAATCGTTAAGCGCTGCCTTGTCGGGGCGGTGCTGGCTATTGCTGCCACGCTGCCCGGTTTCCAGTCGCTTCATACCTCCGTTGAGGGGCTGAAACTGATTGCCGATTACGAGGGGTGCCGCCTGCAGCCTTATCAGTGCAGCGCGGGCGTGTGGACCGACGGGATCGGCAATACGTCCGGTGTGGTGCCGGGCAAAACCATCACGGAACGGCAGGCGGCGCAGGGACTTATCACCAACGTACTGCGCGTGGAGCGGGCGCTGGATAAATGTGTGGCGCAGCCGATGCCGCAAAAAATCTATGACGCGGTGGTGTCGTTTGCTTTCAACGTGGGCACCGGCAACGCCTGCAGCTCCACGCTCGTTAAGTTGCTGAACCAGCGGCGCTGGGCAGATGCCTGCCATCAGCTGCCGCGCTGGGTATATGTCAAAGGTGTGTTTAATCAGGGGCTGGACAATCGCCGCGCGCGGGAAATGGCCTGGTGCTTAAAAGGAGCATAACGGAATGAAAAAGAAAGTCATGAGCGTTTTTTTCCAGCTGGCATGGGCTGCGCTGTTGGTTATCAGTCTGCTGTATCCGCGCAGCGGTGCGCCGGTTCTGGTTGGTGCGTCTGTCTGGGTGTCATGCTTCCTCGCCTGGCTACTTGCTGCGCTGTGTGCTGTCGGGTGGTTAGCCGGAGAGCGGGCGCGCGATGAGGTCAGGGCGGCATTAATCAAATTCCGGGCGCACACCGTAAAACCCGTGCGTACCTGGGCTATCAGGTTGCTTATTGTTCTGTGCCTGGCGTTTTCGGGATGGGTGATCACTCTGGTGTTTTACCTGCTGACGCTGGTTTTGTATCAGATTGCCCGCGCGCAGCTTCATGAGCCGATGTCGGCCTGATGCGTGCGCTGGCGGTAGTGCTGGCGCTGGCGCTTGCGGCGCTGGGCTGGCAGTCGTGGCGGCTTAACAATGCCAGCCACGCCATCGAGACGCTGGGCGCGGCGCTGAAAAGCAAAACGCAGGAGCTGACGAAGAAAAACAGCCAGCTGATCGGCCTGTCCATTCTGACCGAAACCAACAGCCGGGAGCAGGCACGGCTTTATGCGGCAGCGGAACAGACCACCGCACTTCTGCGCAGCCGCCAGCACCGGATCGAGGAGCTAAAACGTGAAAACGAGGATTTGCGCCGCTGGGCTGATACTCCTTTGCCTGCTGACATTATCCGGTTGCGGGACCGCCCGGCCCTCGCCGGAGGTGCAGCTTACCGTGAGTGGTTGTCCCAGAGTGACGCAGTGCCGCCTGGACAGGTCAGCGCCGCGCAGTAACGGCGATCTGAATGCGGCGCTGGATGAAACCGAGGCCGCCTGGGCGGTCTGTGCTGACAAAGTGGACACGATTATTGCGTGTCAGGAGCGAGACAGTGAACAAACCGCAGTCCTTACGCAGCGCCCTGAATAACGCGGTTGCTTATGTCCGCGGCAACCCGGACAAGCTGCACCTTTTCGTTGATAACGGTTCACTGGTGGCAACCGGGGCCAGCTCCATGTCATGGGAATACCGCTACACCCTGAACGTGGTGATCGAGGATTTCAGCGGTGACCAGAATCTGCTGATGGCTCCAGTCCTGCTGTGGCTAAATGACAACCAGCCGGACGCTATCAATAACCCTGAGCTGCGCGAAAAACTGTTCACTTTTGAAGTGGATATTCTGCGCAACGATGTGTGCGATATCAGCATGAATCTGCAGTTAACAGAGCGTGTACTGGTCAGCACTGACGGCAGCGTGTCGAGCGTTGAAGCGGTGCCGGAGCCGGATGAACCCGAAGAAATGTGGACGGTGAAACGTGGATGAGCTGCAGAGGGTGGATGACTGGCTGACGGCGCTGCTGGCAAATCTGGAGCCTGCCGCACGCAGCCGTATGATGCGACAACTGGCACAACAGCTGCGCCGGACGCAGCAGCAGAACATCAGGCAGCAGCGTAATCCTGACGGCAGCGGCTATGAGCCGCGCCGGGTGACAGCCCGCAGCAAGAAGGGGCGCATCAAACGCCAGATGTTTGCAAAGCTTCGCACCACAAAATACCTGAAAACCACCGCCAGTGCGGACTCCGCCAGCGTGCAGTTTGATGGCAAGGTGCAGCGTATTGCCCGTGTTCACCATTACGGACTGCGGGATCGCGTCAGCCGCAAAGGCCCGGTGGTCCGCTACGCAGAGCGCCGCCTGTTGGGCGTAAATGATGAGGTGGAAACCATCACTCGTGACACTCTGCTGCGCTGGCTGGTTAGGCTTTAGTTCATGTTAGGTATTGATAACTTTTCTCTGCTTCTGATTTATTGAATAAGGTGATTTTTGCGTTTATATATAAATCAATAAACATGGCAGTGCCAAGCATGAAGAAAAATAGAAGAGATAAATAAGCTATAGGAATCATGACCATTAGGCCGAGAGAGTTTTTATTGGCTGCTACGCCTAATTCATCTCGCCTTTTTGGATCTAGCATATAACCGCAAATGAATTCGATGGTTTTGGGTTTTATTGATGTAATTTTATCTAATGCCTTTTGGTTAAGGCAGGTGTCAGGAGATATATTCCATTTCGGACTGTTTGGCTTGTTTCTCGCTTCATCCTGTCTAATCCATAACGAATCACCTGTTTCTTTATATTTGAAATCGATCCACTGTATTGGTCCTTGAATAACAATTTTCGTGAATTGATAAAAACCAACAGCGGATAGGGCTATAACTATAGAACCAAATATGGTGAGAAATATTTTATTGTTCTTAGTGTGCGGTTTAGTGTTTCGTTTGTACTTGCAAAAACTAAGCCTGATAACTGGTTTTGTGATGCCGATTTTGGACACCAAAAAATCTTCTTCTGGATGGGACTTATTTAGCCATGCCCAAAAAGAGGATACTCCACCCGCAAGCCATTTAAATATTAGTCCACCTATAGCTGTGGCTAAGAATGCATTTATTTTATCAAACTCCATTCCGAGTTCCCTCACAGTTTAATGTCCATGAGTATTTGTATCAAAGACCAGACAATGAAGCATTGTTTTTAAAAAATGACATCACATGCAATCTGACAACATGAACGCACAACTGACCGAAATCATGCGCCTTATCACCAACCTGATCCGCACCGGAACCGTAACCGAAGTGGACCGGGAAAACTGGCTGTGCCGGGTGAAAGTGGGCGAGCTTGAAACCAACTGGATTAACTGGCTGACACTACGTGCCGGTGGTGCCCGTACATGGTGGTGCCCCTCGCCGGAGGAGCAGGTGGTGGTGCTGAGCATGGGCGGCAATCTGGAAACCGCTTTTGCGTTGCCTGCCATCTATTCCAATCAGTTTGCGCCGCCGTCTGATTCCGTGGACGGTTGCGTGACGGAGTACCCGGACGGTGGCTGGTTTGAGTATGAACCCGCCACCGGGCGATGGCATGTCAGGGGCATCAAATCCATGGTGATCGAGGCGGCGGACAATATCACCCTCAAAACTGGTGAGTTTGTGGTGGAGGCTGACAACACGCGCATTAACAGCGAGATGGTGATCAATGGCAGCGTCACCCAGGGCGGCGGCGCGATGAGTTCTAACGGGATCGTGGTGGATAAACACGGTCACACCGGCGTGAAGTCCGGCGGCGATACATCAGGAGGCCCGGTATGACGCTGTATATCGGCATGAGCCAGGGCAACGGTAAAGCTATTACTGATACGGACCATCTGCGCCAGTCAGTGCGGGATATTCTGCTGACGCCGCAGGGCAGCCGTATTGCCCGCCGGGAATATGGTTCCCTGCTGTCCGCCCTGATTGACCAGCCGCAGAATCCGGCGTTACGCCTGCAGGTCATGTCTGCGGTCTATGTGGCGCTGAGCCGTTGGGAGCCACGGCTTACGCTGGATTCCATCAACATCAGCAGCAATTTTGACGGCTCCATGGTGGTTGAGCTTACCGGGCAGCGTAATAACGGCGCGCCGGTTTCCCTTTCGGTATCAACAGGAGCAGAAAATGGCAGTAATTGACCTTTCCCAACTGCCCGCGCCGCAGATAGTGGATGTGCCGGATTTTGAGACGCTGCTGGCTGAGCGCAAGGCCGCTTTTGTGGCCCTTTATCCGCTGGATGAGCAGGACGCGGTACGGCGCACGCTGGCGCTGGAATCTGAACCCGTCACCAAGCTGCTGCAGGAAAGTACCTACCGCGAAATCCTGTTGCGCCAGCGTATTAATGAGGCCGCGCAGGCGGTCATGGTGGCGTATGCCATCGGTGGCGATCTCGATCAACTGGCAGCCAACTACAACGTGAAACGCCTGACGGTAACGCCTGCCGATAACGACGCAGTGCCGCCGGTTGCTGCCGTCATGGAAAGCGATGAAGCGCTGCGCCTGCGTGTTCCTGCTGCGTTTGAAGGGTTGTCCGTTGCGGGGCCGACGGCGGCTTATGAGTTTCACGCCAGAAGCGCGGACGGGCGCGTGGCAGACGCCAGCGCAACCAGCCCGGCACCGGCGGAGGTGGTGCTTACTGTACTGAGCCGGGAGGGTGACGGTACGGCAGGGACTGATCTGCTGTCAGTGGTGGAGCTGGCGCTTAACAGCGAGAACGTGCGCCCGGTGGCAGACAGACTGACGGTGCGTAGTGCCGAAATAATCCCGTACAGCGTGGATGCGACGATCTTTCTTTATCCGGGGCCGGAAGCTGAGCCGGTGATGGCGGCGGCAAAAGCCAGCCTGCAGAAGTATATCGCCAGTCAGACGCGGCTGGGCCGTGATATCCGTCGCAGTGCCATTTATGCCGCGCTGCACGTCGAGGGTGTTCAGCGTGTGGAGCTGACCTCACCGCTGGATGATGTGGTGCTGGATAAGACGCAGGCGGCATCCTGTACGGAATGGAGCGTAACCAACGGGGGCACGGATGAATAGTCTGCTGCCGCCCGGTTCATCGCCGCTTGAGCGCCGGCTGGCGCAGACCTGCAGCGGAATTTCCGATCTGGAAGTGCCGCTGCGCGATTTATGGAACCCGGCAACGTGTCCGGTCAGCTTTCTGCCGTATCTGGCGTGGGCGTTTTCCGTTGACCGCTGGGACGAAAGCTGGACGGAGAGTGTCAAGCGCCGGGTGGTACAGGACGCTTTCTATATTCATCAGCATAAGGGGACAACCAGCGCCGTGCGGCGCGTGGTGGAGCCGTTCGGCTTCCTGATCCGCATCATTGAGTGGTGGCAGACCGGCGAGCAACCGGGCACGTTTCGTCTGGACATTGGCGTGCAGGAGCAGGGGATCACAGAAGAAACCTATCTGGAGCTGGAGCGCCTGATTAGTGACGCCAAGCCGTGCAGCCGCCATCTGATTGGCATGTCCATCAACCTGCAGACCAGCGGCCCCTATTTCGTGGGTGCGGCTACCTACACCGGCGAAGAAATCACAATCTACCCGTATATCAACGAAACCATTATTTCCGGCGGCACCGCTTATGAGGGCGGGGCAGTCTATGTTATTGACACGATGAGAGTGAATCCATGAGCGCTAAATTTTATACCCTGCTGACGGATATCGGCGCGGCGAAACTGGCAAGCGCCGCCGCGCTCGGTGTTCCGCTTAAAATTACCCAGATGGCGGTGGGCGACGGTGGCGGCGCGCTACCCACGCCCAGCGCACAACAGACAAAGCTGGTTGCCGAAAAGCGCCGCGCAGACCTCAATATGTTGTATATCGATCCGCAGAACAGCAGCCAGATTATTGCTGAGCAAGTGATCCCTGAAACCGAGGGCGGTTGGTGGATTCGTGAGGTTGGTCTGTTTGATGAAACTGGCGCGCTGATTGCCGTGGGTAACTGCCCGGAGAGCTACAAGCCGCAGCTGGCGGAGGGGAGCGGGCGCACTCAAACCGTGCGCATGGTACTGATTACCAGCAGTACCGATAATATCACCCTAAAAATTGACCCGGCAGTAGTGCTGGCAACTCGCAAGTATGTGGATGACAAGGTGCTGGAGCTTAAGGTGTATGTGGGTGACCTGATGGCGAAACACATCGCGGCAACTGACCCACATCCCCGGTACGCACCGAAAGCCAGCCCGACATTCACCGGCACACCAACAGCGCCCACGCCAGCAAGTGGTGATAACAGCAAGAAGCTGGCGACGACAGAATTTGTTGTTAAATCGGTGGCGAGTCTGGATGAAAAAAATCAGGCTAAATACCTTCCTAAAGCTGGGGGGGATATTACAGGCCGGTTGGGTGTTGCCGGTAAACTTGAAGTTGGTAAGTCCGAAACTGAATCGGTTATTGCGTTAGGTTCATCCAACATTCTGAGAGATAACGGCAAAAAAGCACTTGTTATCAGTAGTGAGTCTGGTGCAGGTTCGACAGCAGGAATATATTTGCGCCCTATTGGTAGTACCGACAGCTCAATCGAGTTACATGGGAGCAGCAGCGGGTGGAACTTCACCGGCACACCAACGGCTACCACGCCTGCAGCTACGGACAAAAGTTCAAAACTGGCTACTACCCAGTTTGTTGCGAGAGCAATTGCGAATCTTGCGGGTAGTGCCCCTGAGACGCTGGATACGCTCAAAGAACTAGCTGATGCGCTGGGCAACGATCCAAACTTTGCGACCACCGTTCTGAATAAACTGACTGAGAAGTTAGCAAAAGACCAGAATGGCGCTGATATTCCAGATCCCACTGCCTTTATCAAAAATCTGGGCTTAAGAGGCGCGATCACAGGTACTGAATCCATGTTTCGTCTTCCGGCGTTTATTAATGGTCAGCCGGGAGAATATGTTATTCAGACACAACAATTAACCAGCAATACAAGTAGCGGTTTGATTGTATTCCCTGAGGCATTTAACAATAAGTGCATGATTATCATTGCCGTTGATTATGCTTCTGCTGCTGTTGATAACTCGCGTGTCAGATTTAATGTGCCTACTAAATCGCAGTGTGAATGGTTTGGGCAGACCATGTCCGTTAATCCAACTCCCGTTAGCCCTTCCACATGGGCATGGCTGGCAATAGGGTATTGATATGAAATATTTCACGGCAAAACCGGTTGGTCTTTATGACGACGAAAATAATATTATTCCTGCTGATGCTATCAATATAAGCGAGGAACAATATCAGCTATTACTTGAGGGACAGCGCAATGGTAAATTTATACAGGCTGATTCTTCTGGTTCCCCTGAACTGGTGGATGAATTCCCGTTAGCACATACTGAATTAGTTGCTATTGCAAAAGGTCAGCGGTCTGAATTTCTGGCAACAGCTAATACAGAGATTGCATGGCGGCAGGATGCGCTTGATGCGGGAATTGCGACAGAAGACGAAACCGCCACGTTGGCAGCCTGGAGAAAATACCGGGTGCTGCTGATGCGGGTGGATGTATCGATGGCCCCGGAAATTAACTGGCCTGAACCTCCTGAAGAATAATCCCGTCCCCGCTCTTGCGGGGATTTTTTTTGCCACATCCATTGTGTCATTTCCCACACATAGACCGACACGTGCGCTGCGCGCATATCAACCAGAACATAGGCACACCCCCTGTAAACCGGAGAGACTGCCTTATGGCTCAGGATTACCACCACGGGGTGCGCGTTGTTGAAATCAACGAGGGCACCCGATCCATTACCACGGTGAGCACCGCCATCGTGGGCATGGTCTGCACCGGCGATGATGCTGATGCGTCCATGTTTCCCCTTAATAAGCCGGTTCTGCTGACCGATGTGCTGACCGCCAGCGGCAAAGCGGGTGAGTCCGGCACACTGGCGCGCTCGCTGGATGCCATTGCCGACCAGGCTAAACCTGTGACTGTCGTTGTGCGTGTGGCGCAGGGCGAAACCGAAGCGGAAACCACCTCCAACATTATCGGCGGTGTGACCGCTGACGGTAAAAAAACGGGCATGAAAGCGCTGCTTTCGGCGCAGTCGCAGCTCGGCGTCAAGCCGCGCATTCTCGGCGTGCCGGGACACGACACGCAGGCGGTTGCCACTGAGCTGCTGAGCGTGGCGCAGAGCCTGCGCGGGTTTGCCTATCTGTCCGCCTATGGCTGCAAAACGGTGGAAGAAGCGATTGCCTACCGTGACAATTTCAGCCAGCGCGAGGGGATGCTGATCTGGCCTGACTTTATCAACTTTGACACCGTGCTGAATGCCGATGCGACGGCTTATGCTTCCGCCCGCGCGCTCGGCCTGCGTGCCAAAATTGACGAGCAGACCGGCTGGCACAAAACCCTGTCCAACGTGGGCGTGAATGGTGTCACCGGTATTTCCGCTGATGTGTTCTGGGATCTGCAGGACCCGGCAACCGATGCGGGACTGCTCAACCAGAACGACGTCACCACGCTTATCCGCAAAGATGGCTTCCGCTTCTGGGGTTCCCGCTGCCTCAGTGATGATCCGCTGTTTGCTTTTGAGAACTACACCCGCACGGCGCAGGTGCTGGCTGACACTATCGCAGAAGCGCACATGTGGGCAGTGGATGGCGTGCTTAACCCGTCGCTGGCCCGCGACATTATCGAAGGTATTCGCGCCAAACTGCGCAGCCTGAAAACGCAGGGCTACATCATCGGCGCAGACTGCTGGCTGGATGAGGCGGTGAACGATAAAGACTCCCTGAAAGCCGGGAAGCTCACCATCGACTACGACTACACGCCAGTGCCGCCGCTTGAAAACCTGATGCTGCGCCAGCGCATCACCGATCGATACCTGCTGGATTTCTCCAGCCAGGTCAGCGCGTAAGGGGACACCATGGCTTTACCACGCAAGTTAAAACACCTGAACCTGTTCAACGACGGGAACAACTGGCAGGGGATCGTTGAGTCTCTGACCCTGCCGAAATTTACCCGCAAGTTTGAGAAGTATCGCGGCGGCGGTATGCCGGGCGCGGTGGACGTGGACATGGGGCTGGATGACGGCGCACTGGATACGGAATTTTCAATCGGCGGCACCGAACTGCTGTTATTCAAGCAGATGGGCAAGGTCACGGTTGACGGCATCCAGCTGCGTTTCACCGGCTCCATTCAGCGTGACGATACCGGCGAAGTTCAGGCAGTGGAGCTGGTTGTGCGCGGGCGTCATAAAGAAGTGGATTCCGGCGAGTGGAAAACCGGAGAGAGTAGCGCCACCAAAGTCAGCAGCACCAACAGCTACGCGAAGCTGACCATTAACGGTGAGGTACTCTATGAGGTTGATGTGGTCAACATGATTGAAATCGTTGACGGCGTGGACCTGATGGAAGCACATCGTAACGCCCTCGGCCTCTGATTAACCTTAACGGCGCGGGCAGCCGCGCCAGTATTTCATTAACAGGAAAAGAACATGAGCGACAAGCTGACTGAAAAGACCGTAAAACTGGATACCCCGATCAAGCGCGGTAAAACGGAAATTACTGAAATTGTGCTGCGTAAGCCGCAATCCGGCGCGCTGCGTGGCACCCGTCTGCAGGCCATTATGGATATGGACGTGGGCGCGATGATGACCGTTATTCCGCGCATCTCCACTCCGACGCTGACCGCGCAGGAAATGGCTGAGCTGGACCCTGCCGATCTCACCGCGTTGTCGGTTGAGGTGGTGACTTTTTTGTTGAAGAAGTCGGTGCTTGCCGGTTTACCGACAGCCTGACGGTTGATGATCTGGTGGCAGATATTGCCACCATCTTTCACTGGTCGCCGTCCGTCACTGACGTTATGCCGCTGACTGATGTGCTGGAGTGGCGGCATAAAGCGATTCAAAGAAGTGGGGCCAGCGATGAGTGACAACAACCTGCGTCTGCAGGTGATTCTTAATGCGGTTGACAAGCTCACCCGCCCATTCCGAATCGCGCAGACCAGCTCAAAAGAGCTGGCTGCAGCCATTCAGCAAAGCCGCGCCCGTTTAAAAGAGTTAGATGCCCAGGCGGGCCGTATTGACGGTTTCCGCAAGGCCAGCGCTCAGTTAACAGTCACCGGTAACAGCCTTAAAGCCGCACGCGAAGAAGCGGCTAAACTTGCCACGCAATTCTCTGCTACCAACCGCCCGACGGCGGCGCAGGCGCGGCTGCTTGAGCAGGCAAAAAACCGTGTTACAGAGTTGCAGAGCAAATATAACGGTTTGCGTCAGTCGGTACAGCGCCAGCGTCTTGCGCTCAATGAAGCCGGACTGGACACGAAAAAGCTCAGTAGTGCGCAACGGGAACTGCGGCAGAATGCCGACGAAACCCGGCAGGCGCTGGACCGGCAGCAGAAATCCCTGAAACGCCTGGGCGAACAGCAGGCGCGAATGAACGCCGTCCGCGAGCAGTATTCGCGCCGTCTTGAGGTGCGGGATCGTATCGCCGGGGCAGGGGCTACCACCACGGCTGCAGGAGTGGCAATGGGGGCGCCAGTAGTGGCGGCAGTTAAGAGCTACGCCAGCATGGAAGATGCCATGAAAGGCGTGGCAAAGCAGGTAAACGGGCTGCGGGACGATAATGGCAACCGCACGAAACAGTTTTATGACATGCAGGCTGCCATCAAAGCCGCCAGTGAACAGCTGCCAATGGCGAATGGCGCTATAGATTATGCCGCGCTGGTTGAAGGTGGCGCACGCATGGGGGTGACCAATCAGGACGATCCTTACGAAGACCAGAAGCGTGACCTGCTGGCCTTTGCTTCCACGGCGGCAAAAGCGGCAACGGCGTTTGAGCTACCCGCTGACGAACTGGCGGAAGGGCTGGGTAAAATTGCGCAGCTTTATAAAGTTCCCACCCGCAATATTGAACAACTGGGTGATGCGCTGAATTACCTGGACGATAACGCCATGTCAAAGGGTGGGGATATTATCAACGTGCTGCAGCGCATGGGGGGCGTGGCTGACCGCCTCGACTTCCGAAAGGCCGCCGCGCTGGGTTCAACCTTCCTTTCTCTGGGCGCAGCGCCGGAAATTGCCGCGAGTGCCTCAAATGCCATGGTTCGTGAGCTTTCCATTGCAACCATGCAAAGCAAGCGCTTTTTTGAAGGTATGGACTTGCTTAAACTCAATCCCGCAGAGATTGAGAAACAGATGACCACCGACGCAATGGGCACTATCCAGCGCGTTCTGGAGAAGGTCAACAAGCTACCCAAAGATAAGCGCCTGTCTGCCATGACCATGGTTTTTGGCAAAGAATTTGGTGACGACGCAGCAAAGCTGGCTAACAACCTGCCGGAGTTACAGCGTCAGCTAAAACTCACCTCAGGCAATGAAGCGAACGGCTCCATGCAGAAAGAATCTGATATTAATAAAGACTCTTTATCTGCGCAGTGGTTGCTGGTTAAAACAGGTGCGCAGAACGCTTTCAGTAGTCTGGGCGAAACGCTACGCCAGCCACTGATGGACACTATGGATTCTGTTAAACGCGTCACCGACGCACTACGTCGCTGGGTGGAGACCAACCCGCAGCTGGCAGGCACGCTGATGAAAGTTGCAGCGGCGACAGCCGCGATCACCGTTGTGCTCGGTACGCTGGCAGTGGCGGTAGCTGCTGTGCTGGGGCCGCTGGCGGTGATCCGGTTTGGCCTGTCTGTGCTGGGCGTAAAAACTTTACCTTCTGTCACTGCCGCAGTGACCCGCACCGGCAGTGCATTGTCATGGCTGGCAGGTGTGCCGCTTTCCCTGTTACGTCGGGCGATGGCCTCATCCGGTGGCAGTGCCGGGCTGCTGAGCGCTCCCCTTCATTCCCTGCGACGTTCTGCCGGGCTGGCTGGCAACGCACTGAAAGCGGTAGCAGGAGCACCGCTTACCATGCTGCGTGCGGGGATGTCAGGCATTCGTAATGTTATTGGTATGGTGATGAATCCGCTGGCGGCGCTGCGGGGTGGTTTATCTGCCGCTGGCGGCGTGCTGCGCTTTTTGGTTTCCGGCCCGATAGCATTACTTCGCGTTGCGCTGTACGGGATTTCCGGCCTGCTGGGTGCGCTGCTCAGCCCGATAGGGCTGGTTGTGGCTGCTCTGGCTGGTGTGGCGCTGGTTGTGTGGAAATACTGGCAGCCCATCAGGGCATTTTTAGGTGGTGTGGTGGAGGGTTTTAAAGCCGCGGCTGCACCGATCAGTGCTGCCTTTGAGCCATTGCGGCCTGTTTTTCAGTGGATTGGTGACAGGGTTCAGGCTTTGTGGGGATGGTTTACTGATTTGCTCACGCCGGTTAAATCCACTTCCGAAGAACTGAACAGCGCAGCGGCAATGGGACGCAGGTTTGGTGAGGCGCTGGCGGATGGTCTGAATATGGTGATGCACCCGCTTGAGTCGCTTAAATCAGGCGTGTCGTGGTTGCTTGAAAAACTCGGTATCGTCAGTAAGGAGGCGGCAAAAGCAAAACTCCCTGAACAGGTTACACGGCAACAGCCTGCCACGGTGAACAGTGACGGTAAGGTAGTGCTGCCGCCAGGCGGATTTCCGTCTATGGGGTTTGCAGGTATGTATGACAGCGGAGGCACGATCCCGCGTGGTCAGTTTGGCATCGTTGGGGAGAACGGCCCTGAAATAGTGAACGGTCCCGCAAATGTGACCAGCAGACGGCGCACTGCCGCGCTGGCTTCCGTCGTTGCCGGTGTCATGGGCGTAGCTGCAGCGCCTGCAGAGGCCGCACCTCTGCATCCGTACAGCCTACCAGCAATAGCATACAAACAAAGTCAACCTGTGAAATCTGCCAGCGTACCGTCAGTGATCCGTTATGAGATTAACGCGCCCATTCATATCACTGCCCAGCCTGGGCAGAGTGCGCAGGATATTGCCCGCGAAGTCGCGCGGCAACTTGATGAGCGCGAGCGCAAAGCCAGGGCGAAAGCGCGCAGTAATTTCAGCGATCAAGGGGGATATGATTCATGATGATGGTGCTTGGGTTATATGTCTTTATGTTGCGTACCGTGCCCTATCAGGAGCTGCAGTATCAGCGAAGCTGGCGACACGCCGCAAACAGCCGGGTGAACCGCCGACCATCAACGCAGTTTCTTGGACCGGATAACGATTCGCTGACGTTATCTGGTGTACTGCTGCCGGAAGTCACCGGCGGCAGGCTTTCATTGTTGGCACTAGAGCAAATGGCTGAGCTGGGCAAAGCGTGGCCCCTGATTGAGGGGAGCGGGACCATTTACGGTATGTTTGTGATCGAGGGGCTGAGTCAGACAAAAACGGAGTTTTTTGCAAGCGGAATGCCTCGCCGTATTGAGTTTACGCTGACCCTGAAAAGGGTTGATGAGTCGCTGTCTGATATGTTCGGTAATCTCAGCGATCAGCTCAGTAATCTGCAGAACTCTGCAACGTCTGCAATAGGTAATATTAAAAACACGGTTGGAGGGATGCTGCAGTGAATGATAGTTCTGAACTTTTTGATCCCAACAGCAAAAGCCCGGCTTTTAGTATCACCATTGAAGGTAAGGACGTGACTACCGTACTGGATGCACGTCTGCTGAGTCTGACGCTGACCGATAACCGGGGTTTTGAAGCAGACCAGCTTGATCTGGAGCTGGACGATGCTGACGGGCAGATTGTTCTGCCGCGACGTGGTGCCGTTATCCAGCTGGCGCTGGGATGGAAGGGTCAGCGGCTTTTCCCAAAAGGAGCATTCACTGTGGATGAGATTGAGCATAGCGGTACCCCTGATCGTCTTACCATCCGGGCGCGGAGTGCAGATTTCCGGGAAACCCTCAATACCCGGCGTGAAAAGTCATGGCACCAGACAACGGTGGGGGAGGTTGTAAAGGAAATTGCCGCCCGGCATAAGCTCAAAATGGCGCTGGGTAAAGACCTGACAGATAAGGCGCTGGATCATATGGACCAGACCAATGAAAGCGATGCCAGTTTTCTGATGAAACTGGCGCGCCAGTTTGGCGCGATTGCTTCCGTTAAGGATGGAAACCTGCTGTTTATCCGGCAGGGGCAGGGAAGAACGGCGAGCGGTAAGCCCTTGCCTGTTATCACCATTGAGCGTAAATCCGGTGACGGCCATCGTTTTACCCTGGCTGATCGTGGTGCTTATACCGGCGTAATTGCCAGTTGGCTGCATACCCGCGAACCTAAGAAAAAAGAAACAACGAAAGTTAAGCGCCGTCGGAAGACAACCACCACACCTAAAGAGGCGGAAGCAAAACAGGGTGATTATCTGGTGGGAACGGATGAAAACGTGCTGGTACTAAATCGCACCTATGCAAACCGCAGTAATGCTGAGCGTGCGGCAAAAATGCAGTGGGAGCGTTTGCAGCGTGGTGTTGCGTCATTCTCCCTGCAGCTTGCAGAGGGCCGGGCAGATCTCTATACAGAAATGCCAGTAAAGGTGAGCGGTTTTAAGCAGCCTATCGACGAGGCCGAATGGACCATTACAACTTTGACGCATACGGTCAGCCCGGATAATGGCTTTACTACCAGTCTGGAGCTTGAAGTAAAAATTGATGATTTAGAAATGGAATAATTTTGTTCACAAAATGGATGGTTGGTATATCATTATGTGATTGCGAGAAATCGGTGGGGAGAGACAGATATGATGAATTGTCCGAAATGCGGACATGCTGCACATACTCGTAGTAGCTTTCGGGTGTCTGATAACACTAAAGAACGCTACTGCCAGTGCCAGAACATTAATTGTGGCAGCACATTTGTCACCCATGAAACCGTCGTGCGCTACATTGTTACTCCTGGACTTGTGGATCATGCACCGCCACACCCATTAAATAGTGGTCAGGGACACATGAATTTTTAA